CATTGGTGTGATGAGGATGTGATTAAGTTCACTGTTTATGCTCTACCGAGCGAATAGTTAGTATTTAGCCGCTTAATTTGCGGCTTTTCTTTTTTTGCTATCGTGATATGTTCAATGTTTCGACTTTGCACAGAGTCATACCATGAAAAAAGAAAAAGCATTAGATTTTTACGAAAAACTTTATTTTTCTGAAATTGAAAATAAGGACAAGATACACACAAGAGCTCAAGCCGACTTCGGCTTGATGGTCATTACTGTGACCATCCTTACTTATCTAGCCAAAAACACCTCATACGAGGATCATTTCATTTTAGCTGTAATTGTATTTATATTAACCTTACTTTCCTTTTTTTTGGTGTTGCGATCGTCCATTCTATTGAAGGGAGTAATCTGGGGTAACGAATTTAAATACTGCCCAGCCCCCAAAGAAATGCATAGTTATCATCAAAATCTAATCAATTACGAAGTTACCTATAAAGATTACTGCAATACAAATGGGCTGACTTATGAAAATGATCATGATCCTGATGATAAATTATGGGAATTCATACACCAGGAAATCAGAGAATGTGCTAGCTGGAATAGTAACATTAATGAAACACGTTCCATTAAATTATATGAATCAACAAAATTCCTTGTATGGTCTTGGATACCATTAATCGTTGCAGTAATTATATTCCTATTGGCTGATTTAGATGCTGCCTCTCCTCGAAAGCAGAAAGACACCAACTATCTAATAATCCCACTTGAAAATGTACGGAGAACTTGATGCGACAACCAATACCAGCTCCTCCACCGCCTCCGAAACCTCCCGCACGAAGGGTAGTTATTGAAGATGATTCAAAAGCAAAAGAAATTAGAAAAGATGAAAAGAGAAACAGAAATGACCGGGCAAAATAAACCTACAAATAATAATGCCGTGCCCCCAGTTCCACCGCCTAAGCCTCCGAAACCACCAACAGCTCGTTTGGTTCAAGGTAGCTTTAACGATAATATCTCGCAAAGGAAAAACAAAGATGACAAAAAATGAAAAAACAAACACACCACCACCACCTCCGGCACCTTCTAAGCCACCTTCCCGGCAAGCATTCGATCACGACGATACGAAAAAAAGATCCGGAAAATAGGTATTGAGTCGATTAACGTGCTCAATTTGATTACAGCGCCTCAGAAACATCTCGCGAGGCGCTTCTTTTTGATACTAATCAAACTCCCCAACCGTTTGAAATGGCTGCTTGGCTGAAAATCCCCCCAGTTGTGTATTTTAACCCTGCTGCGCGCGCTCGTATCCCCGCCACGCCTGCTCGCTTTATGTAGCGGTTTTCATGCAGGTGCATGACATATGAAAAAGCCCGCCATTCCTAGCGGGCCTCAGCTAAAACGATCTTCAAACGATCATGCGGATTCATGCAGCATAGACATGCATTCTGAATAAAACACAAAAAGTCTTCCATAGCAGTTCCTAATAACCTTAAGCGATAATTCATTCATGCATTATTATTTATTTCAAACCTTTAAACGCAGCATAAGCACTTCCGATCGCTGCCAATGCAGAAAAAAATGTCGCCCAAAACATTTTACGCTGACTAGAAATAGTTTCTCGATAGCGGCGCTCTGCTCTATTGTATTCCGCTAATGTATTCAATGCTTTTCCTAATGGTTTATACCCCTCACGAGTTTTTTCTATGTCCCCATTTTGAATAAGTGAGTTGAGGCACAGGCGAAGCTCTTTTTGCATTCTATCTTTATCTTGATGGTGTATCCATAACTCACCGGCCACAGCACTCATTATCCAATACTCATTAGAAGCTAGATCTCCATCCTGTTCACGATAAATTCTTACAATAGCATCAAGGACTGACATTATATCCGTTATTTCTTTCTTCTGTTGGCGGTAAATATATTTTTGACGACTTAACTTCTTATTCTCAAAGTCAGACCAAAATCTAAATGCTAACTCATTCCATTTGTTCAAGTTTCTAAGGGAATCAAAACGCAACTCATGTGCATGATAATAATAAATCCCTGAAAAAGAATCACTCGTGAGGTCTTTAGGGTACAAAATTGAATTTATTTGAAAGCACCTCTCTTCTGGTTCCCATTTCAGCGCTTTTATTTCCCCATCAATAAACCTATTAAATAAATAATCAACACCATTTGCGTCTTTTATATACACGGAGTACATATCGTAATTTATTGCATTCTCATACAGGAGACTAATCCTGCCGTTGTCTGGGGTTCTTTTTTTATCAAATTTTTTAAGGTGTTTTATAATATTCATATGTAACGCCATAGTAAACTTGAAACGTTGTGGTTTCGTTGATTTTAACCTCTAATGCTCACCCCTTCCATAACTAACGCCTCGCTTCAATCGTTATTCAACCTTGCCCCCTCAGAATAAATTCTTTCGGGAGCAACGTTTTAGTGTAACCAGCTGTCGTCTTCCCAGACCTGCTGCAGAATTTCCATTACACGTTCCTTATCTTCAGCCTGTCTTACCCCACTAAGTTCAATACCATTGGCGCTGCCCTTGCGGATTCGGATAGCTGTTTTTGGGTAGAGGGGGCGCAAATTTCGGTAAAGCTCGGATTCAAGTGCTTCTAACAGCGCCTGGCTAATTTTCTGCTCTTTATCGATCATTATTTCAAAGCGCATAGATTTTCCCCTAACTGGTAGCGTCCATTGTGCGGCTGTATTCATGGTTGCGAATTTTCGCCATCAGCTCGTCAGTCAGCTCAGAAACCCACTGGATAGCCAGCCGCTTTTCTTCGTCGCTGCACTCACTTGCCGCTACCAGCTTTATGAAAAAATCAATGCGCTGAAGTTTCAATGACTCCAAAAGATAATCCTGCATTTTCCCTCCTATTACGGCCACTTACACAATATAACTGTATGTATATACACTGTTTATATATACAGTATAGTACCGATTTCTAAATGTAAAACGCTTTTTGGCCTTCAATAAGAAAGCCCTAATATGAGTCAACAACAGGATTTTTTTTGGTTGGTCAGTAATACTGCCGCCACTTGTCATCCTCACGCAGCCGCCCGTTCTGGTAAAAGATGCGCAACCCGCCCCCTGACGGAAGGCTGCCGCCGCGTACAAGTAAATTAACCTCGTATTCACTGCCATCGAACCCTCTCGACTGCAGTTCATACTCAAGCTGAAGGCGCTGCTGATCCGAAATGTTCTGTTTGTATTCCTTTTTCCGCTTCGGTTTAACGAGCCTCAGCCTTGCGGTCAGCTCACGGCGTTCTTTCCGGCCCATGCTGTGCAGGTACTCATGCAGCTCCTTGTCATTCATGGATTTAATCTCGGGTAGATCCCCGCCTGTTTGGTTCAAATTTTCAACAGGGGGACAGTTATTGCCACGAGTCCAAGGGGCGCTAGCGCCCTGGTCGGCTACCGCCTCCTGAAGGTCAACGGCTTTACGAACCATTTTCCACTTCACTGCATGAGTGCAGATCCGGCCCTCAATGATTGGGGACCAGATGCCATAAATACGAACACCGTGATCGCCGTATGCGCTCGGCTCGTCGTTCAGCTCATAAGCAGTTCTGACAAGGTGATGTTTGCGGGGAACCAGGACGCCGCCCTGCTTCATGATGTATGTGGCAAAACAGCCAGCATCAGCTGCAGCCAGTACAGCATCCAAACGCGGGTTTTCCAGTACCGGCGCGCCAGCTTTCTTGTCGCCCTGCACTCTGGCAGCCTGACCGGCCAGCAAGCGCAACTCGCGGTATGCCTGACGGCCAGGGATGCCAAAGAAGCGGAATTGCTGAACGCGGTGCAGGGGTGCCCAGGCACTGACGTGCTCAACGCTGTCGCGTAGTGTTTTGCCGGTTTCCTTGCTGATTTCTTTTGCCAGTCCGCGCCGTCGATGTTCTTGCTGATGTACCTGGAAATGTAGCTGGTAGGCGTATGCTTCCGCGCGGCCAGCTTACCCACATTCTGCGCCATACGTTCGCAGCACACTTCATGATGTCCAGCGGCAACATCCTTGCCCTGCAGAAAATCCTCGGCCATCACGACATAAAAATGACCATGCGCTGCTATGCTCACCTGGCCCCTGACCACCTTGAAACGGCCCTGCGCTTCAACCCGTTAGCTACCCTTCCAAGTGGCGACAAAGTGGCGGCAGCGGTCGGCATTGCCCCGTAATCGCCACTCCTTACCACCAACCTAAATCATTGATTATATTACAAGTAATTGTTTTCACTAACCCGTTTACATAAATGGTTTTTTTGTTATCTGGAGTTCATGTTTTTAAACCCACTTCCTGGCAGTCCCCTTCTTCATATGTCGCAATAAAGTGACGAAATTCATCTGTATGGTTTCTCGCCACCCTTCTCCCATTTAAGTGTTACGCTTAATACCTGAAACCCCATCCCTCCCCGAGCCAAAGGAGCAACAATGCTCGCGTTGTACAACACATTGATCGTGCTTTTAACCGTTGCCGCCATGGA